AAAATATTCTAACATTAGTTTTAATGTTTTTGTTAAAATATTTATATAAATTTATTAAATAATGCTTGCAATTAAAATTTTAATCTATATAATGAACTTATGCGTTACTTATAACGCTTTTACTAGGAGCCACAAAATGAATTTACAGAACGTCATCAATGAACTTCAATCTGCTACCGCAGAACTCAAGGCTGATAATGATGCAGCCGAACTCAAATCAAAACTTACTTTTGAAAATCCTATTAATGCTCGTGATTGGCAAAATGGATTAAATAAAGAATACGCAGACCAATTAAATTTAGAGTCAATGTTTGGAGATTATTAAAATGAATAAAGTAGATAAATGGGTAGTTTTTTGGACTGTATTAAGTGGAATTTTCTTTGTGTATAGCTTTGTGAAATGGTGGTATTACTTATGAGCGAACAACAATTCCAAGCTGAAGTGATGGACGAACTTAGACAAAAGGAAGAAAAAATGAACACGTTTGAAAAACTATCGAAACTAAATGTTTCAGACCACGTTGAAAAGAAAGGTCGTTTTAGTTATCTTTCTTGGACTTGGGCTGTATCAGAATTGCGTAAGGCTGCGCCCGATGCAACATGGGAAGTAATCAAATATGATGGTATGCCGTTCTGCAAAACAGAATGTGGTTACTTTGTAGAAGTAGCAGTAACAGTAGATGGAATTACATTAAGCCAAATTCATCCTGTGTTAGACAATAATAATAAAACGATTCCTGTACCAAATGCTTTTCAAATCAATACAAGTATTCAACGCTGCTTAGTTAAAGCAATTGCGCTACATGGTTTAGGTTTGTATATCTACTCAGGCGAAGATTTACCCGAAGAAGAAACAAAAGCTGCGCCAGTTGCCAAGCCAGCACCAGCTACGCAAAAATTAGAACCGCTTGAATATTACAAAGGTCACATTGGCAAAACAAAATCTTTAGCAGAATTGCAAAAGGCTTATAGTGAAATTTACCCTGTGATTAAAAATCATCCAGCAATCTTGACCGAAATTAATAAAGTCAAAGAAGATTTAAAATCATTATTTAACGAAGCAACTAACGTTTAGGAGTTTAAAATGACCTCACTTTATGAACTAAGCACAGAATACCAAGCAATTCAAAACAAACTGCTTGATTCTGATTTCGATGAACAAACTATTGCCGATACATTAGAAGGTGCTGCTGGCGAGTTAGAAGTTAAAGCAATAAACGTAGGTATGTTTATTCGCAATCTTGAGGCTTCAGCCGATGCAATTTTTGAAGCAGAAAAACAAATGGCTGAACGAAGAAAATCGTTAGCAAAGAAAGCGGATGCAATTAAAACCTATTTAAAAAACAATATGCAAGCCTGTGGCATTACAAAAATTGAATCGCCATACTTTGCCTTAACTCTTAAAAAGAATCCGCCAGCCGTTGTTATTGACGATGCAGGACAGGTTCCTAGTAATCTTTATGTATATCCTGAGACTCCTGCGCCTTTTCCTGATAAAAAAGCAATTGCAGAATTGTTAAAAGCAGGTGAAGTAGTAAATGGCGCACATTTAGAGCAGGGTGAAAGATTGGAAATTAAATGAGTTCAAAACTAGAAATAGCATTTAATAAATTTCACGAAGAAAACCCAATGGTATATACATTGTATATACGATTTGCTAGAGAAGCTAAAAGCAAAGGATATAAACATTTTGGGATTGCTTCAATTACTGAGCGTGTTCGATGGGAAGTAGCAATCAATACAGTAGGTGATAAATTTAAAATTAATAATAATCATCGTGCTTTTTATGCAAGGTTGCTAAATGCAACTCCTGAATTTAAAAATTTCTTCAGAACTCGTGAACAACATTAAGGAGTGAAATAATGGAATCAAACTTAATAATCAAATCACTTTATGGCATGACAAATCCAAAGCCATCAAAAGAGCATCAAAAGAAATTACAAGCTGCCATAGATTATCTTGGCAATAGATATGTTTTAGCAAATCCAATTCAAAGAAAAGGGAAATAAATAATGGCTTCAGTAAATATCACTCATATTATCGGTAACGTAGGAAATGACCCTGAGGTAAAATATCTTCCTAATGGTGACGCAGTAGCAAATTTTTCAGTAGCCACCAGCGAAACATGGAAAGACAAACAAGGTCAACGTCAAGAAAAAACTCAATGGCATAGAATGGTATGCTACCGCAAGCTGGCTGAAATTGTAGAAAGCTACGTTCGCAAAGGTTCAAGCGTTTACATTGAAGGACGCATTGAATACAGCGATTACACCGACAAAGAAGGTATTAAACGTTACAGCACTCAAATCGTGGCTAACGCATTACGCTTATTAGATAAGAAAACTGACTCTCAAGGCGCAGGTACAGAACCACAAAATAAAGGCGCAGGTAATACTAACCCTGCTGACTTTGAAAACTTTGAGGATGATATTCCGTTTTAGTTTTATGGGCGAAAGCGCATTTAGTCTGACAGGTCAGACCATAATATATTGCGCTCACTTTATATTAACCTGCGTGAGTAGCCCACCTTATTGGAGTTTAAAAATGAAAAAAATGGATTTTTACGATAAGTTAATGAAGTTTGAAGAATACAAGTATTCAATGTATTTAATGTTAAAAGAAAAGCCAATGTGTATTCCTGATATTTTAGATTTTTTTCCATTGACTCGTTCTGCAACACAAAACATGATTGAAGCATTTGTAGTTAAAGGTCATTTAACTTTCTTTATAGACATAAATCCCAAAACGGGACGCAAATTAAAATTCTATAAATATGCTGGAATTGAATATACAAAAAAGACTCGTGATGACTTTATTGATTTTTTTGTCAGAAACGGAACTTCTAAAGAAGAAGTAAAAGAAACTAAAAAGCCTGATTGGTATAATCCTCATGCTACCGTTTACAAACTTTTAGACAAAAGGCGTGAATCAGCACCTAGACCAAAAAGTAAAAATATTTATGGAAATATTGGTTCTTCATTTTCTATGATGGAATTTGCATAATGATTGTCGAAACTGTTTATGAAAAATGGGAAAATGGCGTAAAGGTTATTCCAACAAAGGAACAAATTATGGAATATAGATATTTAGAAATGCTTGGAAAGGCTGTGAAAAATCTTTTAAGCAAGCACCATGAAGATGGTGAGCTTACCAATAAAGAAATTGGAGGCATTGTGTTTCAATACGTTCAGGCTTTGGAAAAAGAATCAATGCGTGACGCAAGAGAAAGACAAAACAGAAAGGAAAAATAATGGCTACGAAGAATGATATTACTGGTGATTTAATTAAGAGCAAATTAAATTCTAAAGCGTTTGAAGATAGTTTCGATAGAATCTTTAGACAAAAACCGCAGTCATTAGATGCAGCTTATGAACGTAAAGCAATAAAAGAAGGCTTGGTTAAAAATCCTGCATTTCCTGAAAATCAAATTGACGAATACCCTGACAATTCTAAGGATAGATAATGAATATTAAATTTAATTTTGATGATGAATCTTCTGTATTTGAACTTATGGATAATTTTTTTGTTTATATGCTTAAACGTGAATTAAAAAATCAAAAAAGTATGATTTATGAATGGAGTTCAAAAGAAGATATAAAAATAACAAAAGCAAATATCAAGGCAATTAAACTTTTATTAAATGAGTATGACGTATGAAACCTAAAACAATGTTAATTGCGATTCTTATGGCTTTAAGTGAATGGAAGAAATATAATCCCCAACAATAGGGGACAACCTCCATCACTACCATAGTGACAAGTGGCTCTTGTAAAACGCTACAAAGGTTGCGCTTTGGAAATGGCTTGGAACGCTAGTCAGAATAAACCCTATAATCTTGTTGCATTTTCTTCTGACTGGCGCAAATCGCAGTTGTCTTAAACTCAAAATGCGAAATTCCAAGCAATAACTAGGGGGCGTAGATTTAATAGCTATTTCATGTAACGCAGAAAGCCGAAAAATTCGTTACTTGCTATATCCTCTAATGTCGGCTTAACCGCCCAAAGCTATTCATTTATCTATTCATAAAATGAAAAAGCCCCAATAACGGGGCTAGTCACAAGCTATTATTACTTATTCATTAAAATACACATTTAAATACACATTAAAATGTGTAAACCATAGTTTACATTTTGTGTTGAATCTATACTACGAGTTTAGTTTTGTGTGTAATTTTAAACGATTTATTACAGACAAACTATTTAGTGTCTAATATATTTGACACTAATTTAATTTTTCCACTTCAACATACATACGCAAATCATCACCACTAAACTCAATCAATCCCTGGTCTGTGTAAAGCGTAATAGTTTGATTGTCATAATCAACTGCAACCGTTTCAATTACGTTGCCTAGAATTTTCTCACATAGGGCTTGATTTTGGTCTGTCATTTGAGCATATCCGAGTTAATTGTTAAACGAGAAACTTCACCATAATCTCGATGGTAGCTGATAACTTTAGCATCACGACCTGAAAGCCATCCGCTACGAGCAGCGTAAGCGTCAGGCGCAGCCAAAGTTCTATGTTGTTCCACTATCATCAAGTTATTTTCTTTTACGTCTATGGAGTGCAAATGACCCATGTGTGCATAAGCGTATTTAGTGCGTCCAAACATTTCACGGAATTGACCAGCAAATACTTCAGATACGTTAGCTACTTTGCGCTTGTGACCATGATGGAAGAACAAAGCCGTCTTGCCAAATTCGTAAGCATTATATGGTGACGGGCTTGTATCTACTGTGATGCGAGGCTCGTTTTCATACATTGCAGAAAACCATTCACGCAGCCAAATTTGCGATACAGGGTCATGGTTAGCATCCGCCATAATAATGTGAACCTTTTGGTGCTTTTGTAGCAGCATATCTACAACTGTACGCAAAATGCGTATAGCAGACCGAACTACTTTGGCAAATCGGGTATCTACGTCTAGTAAGTGTTTAGAGGCTGGCGTTACTGCGTCCATGCCATCGAAGTGTAAGAAGTCTGAGAGTTGAGCAAATATCGCTTGATTTGCGTCAGGTGATTGCTGGATTGCTTGAGAAAACCATTTAATAATAGTGTCCTCGCCAATTTTTAAATCCCAGTCTGCGCCAGTTTCTTCTTTCCAACTAAGCATCCCAAAGTGATAGTCGGTAATGACATAACAGTTAAGAAGATTGTCATTGCCATGAGGAGGCGCAGCCATCATTGAAACACGAGGGATTTCATCTTTCATGCCAATAAGAATAGCTTGAGCCATCTCATTTAATTTTTGTTGGTCTAATGAAGTTTTAACCCATTGCAGCTTAGGTTTTCCATCAGCATCATAAAGTGTAGAGTGACCTCTAACAATAAAAGGCTCAGGAACAATACGAAGCATATCGTGTTGAGGGCTATAGCCATGAAGCGCAGCTCTTTTTCTTACAGCATCATAAGCACTTTGAACAGTACCTTGACAAACATTTAACGCTTGAGCTGCTTTTCTTTGTGAACCGTATTCATTAATAGCATCAATGATTTCTTTTTGACGCTCAGTTGCAAATTCTTTTAAGCCTTCATCTATCATGTAAGCCTTTCCTACCAATTATATGCTGCACCCACTCCAACAAAATAATCAGTTTTGCCATTGGTTAGCTGGTCTATTGAACCAGTTGCTTTAATATGAATGTCTTTAATATCGACAATTCCTTGATTTGCTTGCAATCTTACCGCAGTTGTTCCATTTTTAATACCACCATATATTCCAACATCACCATGAAGGTTTAATGACAAAAATGGCAATGATTCATCTTTAATGTAAGAAGTAGTAATTCCTGTTTCTGTATTTAATATAGTTGTTACAGTTTTAGGTGCATTGTCATCTTTTGAAATTGAAATTGCAGCTAATACTTGCTCGTTGTTGTTATTTACAACAGCTTCAGGCAATTTTGCCTTTTGTTTGATTTTTTGACTGTTTTTAAAGACCTTTACAGGCTTTTTAATTTCAACTTGAGCTACTGGTTCATCTTTGACAATTGGTGAAGCCGTAGCCACTACGCTGTTAGTTTGCGCCACTTGCCTATGTAATTTGCCGTCAATCCAATGTAAAGTTAATACACATACCAATAAAATAATAGCCGTTTCGCAAATTAGCTTAACAATTGCCATATTTAAGTTATTTACAAATGATTCTAATTTACAAATTAAAACGTACATAAAATGTTTAATGCTTTGCCACATTTAATTATCCTTTAAACAAAGTTGACGTTCAGCTTCACGCCTTTTGTAAATGCCATAACATTTATTAGATTTAATCTTACAATCTTTTCCGCCTACAAAAGTCCAGCGTTTAAATTCATTACACGCCCCAATTAAATCATTGGCATTGGCTTTTTTAACAATAGTGGAATTACAAAATGAATAAGAGCCTACATTATATGCAAGGCTTACAAAAGCATCATATTGATTTTGTGTAATGCGTGACGTTACACATGACGAAACCGCTTGACCAGCTTTAGAAGTATTTTGTTTTAAATCTTCTAACGCTTTAGGAACGGTTACATTTTGATTTGGAGTAATAGAAGCGTTACCAAATCCATTGGTGATAACGCCTTTTGTATCTTTATATGGAACTGGGCTATAACTTTCTTGAGCTGCTAAAAAAATAAGACCACTAGCAGATAAAGATAGTAAGGCTGCTTGCCATTTATCCATTTTGATTTATATCAGATTCTTCTAATACAGTAATTTTACCTGATTTTAGAGCCTTAGTTTCTGCATTAGTTCTTTTAACTAACAACATATAACTTTTATGTTTGTAATACCAATTAATAAAGAAACCGCAGACTGCAATTACCATGCCGATAATTACACCGATTTCACTTAATGCTAGACCAGCAATTATGCTACCAGTTGCGCCTGAATATTGAATAGCGTTTCCAGCTTGAGCTGCTTTGTCTGCAAAATCTTCTTTATTAACCATGACACTTTAACCTTTCTTAGACTTTGGTAAATCATTCAGCACATCAGCTTTAACTTCTACTGCTGTTGTAACTTCTTCTGTAACTTCTGCAACAGATTGTCTTACTTTTGTAACACCTAAAGCATCGGCAGGGATTTGGTCTAATGGCGTAACATCAGTATCAAATTCAGCGTTTAAAGATGGTGAATAAAATATTGTCATGTTATTTTCCTTTTAATCTTTTCCAAATTGCAACAGGTACGCTAGGAAAATTAATATTTCCAGCAACAGGATAAACTGCATATTGACGAACTTCATTACGATAAGCAACAAAATCTGCTTGATTATCTAAATATGGATTTGATTTTAATGGGTCTGCTACATCCGCAATCGTAGTCCAATCTGTTTGTGATAATAAATTAGATGCTGTTGCTTTATTTTGTTCAGCCGTTGGAGGCTCTGGTGGCAAAGGGTAAGAATCTGTTACATTTTCCCATTCGTTAGCAATAGCTTCATTAACCAATTCTTGTTGGTCAGGTAATTCATAAGCATAAATTTCATTATTTGGAGCTTGATAATATACATAATTCATAATTTATTCCTTACCTCAATTCAGACCAATAAAAACCACAAGAGTCACTACTATAGCTACCTGATATTATATAAGTTGACCCGTTTGGAACTACAAAAGAAATAATTGAACAGTTATTATTATTATTATCGTGACTTAAATAAGCCACTTGAACACCGCCAACTACTACGCTTGCGCTTTCGTTACGTCCATACCCATGAACAACCATAATAGGATTGCCTGTAGAGTTTGTGTAAGTAACTCCGTATGCTCTAGTAGAACCATTAAATGTTTGCCATGTTTGACCAATACCAAGACCGCTTGAAATATATCCAGCAGGATTTGCTGCATTATATGGAACATAACCAAGCGCAGTTGTTACGTCAGTTGCATTTAAAGTAATTGCACCAGTACGAGTATTAAAACTGGTTACTGAAGATGCGTTGGCATAATAAATATTTGTGGCATCACTCCAGCAATATTGTGATGAACCTTGTGTAATATTTACACCTGTACCAGCAGCAGTTTTGACTGTTAAAGTATATGCACCTGTTGTTTGATTTGAAAAAATCCATTCGCCAATTTGATTTGGAACAATAACTGTGCTATTTGCAGTTAAAGTTCCTGTAATAACAACAATTGGATAAGCTGATTGTATCGCTGTTAATGTAATGCTTGTGCCTGACATTGCAACTGAAGATAAACCTTCAAATGCAGTTGAAACCCAACCAGCACCACCAGCATCAGGATTTGTTGTATTATTTTCAACCGTACTTATCCAAAATCCATTAAATGTTGCGCTTTGCAATACTGCGCCTTTTGGATAGCCATTTACAATAGTTGAAAAAACTGAATCATAAGGAAAAAATCCACCAGCTTCTTGCCATTGCTGAATAGCAGTAATTTCATTTAAGATGCCATTAAAATCCGCACCTAAAGGTGGAACACCACCTGAACTAATAGGACTAAATGTTAATGGAGGAAATCCATCATGCAATGAAGCTCGACCATTAGTAATTCCAATTTGCGAATCTGTTGGGATAGGTTCAATATATCCTGTTCCTGCTGCATAAGCAAAAGGCAATGGAATTTTTGAAGGGATATTGGTGCTTTGCATTTTTTATCCTATAAATAAGTTAATGTTACATTTACGCCAGCAGGTCTAGGAAATACACCCGAATTATTGATAATTGCTATTTGAACAGGAGATGGAATAAAATTCAAATAGTAATCAAAAGCCATTCCGCCTAAATCTATAACATAGGCTTGCCCATAAGGATTTACCCCGTCATTATTTCCAAATTCTGCTCTTAATAAAGCATTAATAGAAGGAATAGATAAATTAGAAATATTTGCAGCAGCTTTTACCAAAATTAATCTACGATATTGATTATCGGATAAAGCAAAAGAAGTTGTTGATGCTACACCTTGAGAAAATGGAGCTTGACCAAAAGGCTGTGGACCACTACTAGCTGTAGGTGCAGTATAGGCTTCTTTAAATCCAAAATAATTAGAAGCATTAATTTGTAATGTGCGAGATACGCCTACAATTTGCCCCCATATATCTAAACCATTTCCTACAGCAGTATATACATTCCAAATGTTTTCATAAAAACTTGCAATATCAGCCGTTGGGTCAATTGCGTCATTAAATGATTCAATTAAACTTAATAAAGTTGCAGAAGCATCATATTGACTTAAAATAGTTTGCGTCCAAAATGGAGGCTCAGCTACAGGTACTGGAGCAATTCCTTTATTTTGTAACGAACTAAATGGAACGTCTGAAAATGGAGCTAAACTTAACATGAGTAGCCTTTAGACTAGTGTTACACCAATTTGAGAAGCAGAAATCGTTGGCAATTGGTCAATACCAAAAGTCAATGAAGTATGAGTAGCTCCAGCAATATTAGTAAATCCAATTAAAATTGACAAAATTTCAACCGCAGGACTAATTGCATTAACGTTAGCATAATATCGACCTGAATAAGTTGTTTGATTAATACCAGCAGCCGTTCCACCATCTTCACCGCTAAATGATTGAATGATTGCATTTTGAACCAATTGAGTGATATTTGATGGCAATTGAGAATTGTTTTTAAGTTGCACAGCAAAATACACAGGCGTTGATGATGGAATTAACCAAGTAACTGTATAGCTCGGATATGGTTCTGCATAATTTGTATCATATACTGTAGCTGAAGTATTTCCGTTATAGCTTGTTCCAGGTGGTTTTTTATTCCAAATAGCTTGTGCAATTGCATCAGAAGAACCGCCAGCAACAGAAACTGTAATTGAATGAGGAGCCATTGAATATCCAGTGCTTCCATAACTTACTGTGCTATTAGTTGGATTATCAACAACATAACAATCAATAACATTAGGAACGGCAGATACAGAACCATAAATTGAACCTAATGAATTAACTGCATTTCCAGCAACAGAGGCAGAACGTCTAGCTTCAAATGCAGCCCTTGATTCTACTAAATTACCTAATGTACCAGCCGTAGGATTGTTTACAGTATTCCATCCAGCAATTGCTGTATAAATTGTATTTAATGCGCCAGCAGCACAAGCAATTGCGCCTTGTGTTTGATTTTGAAATTGAACGGTAATTGAACCGCTTGCAGGAATAGTAACAGTTTCTGTAGAGGAGTATAAATAACCACTTGTATCTTGTGCTACAGACCCAACAGGAATAACAGTACCAACAGCACCATTGCAAACTGCACTAACGACAGTTCCAGCTCCAGGTATTCTGTAAATAAAATATATTTCACCAATAGCATCTTGCCAAATTCCTGAAGCCATTGATGGATTAACTTGATTTGCGATATAAGCAATTTCATTGTTTTTATTTCCAATCAAAGCAGTTTCAGACATTGCAATTTGACCTTGTGGAGTTTGCAATGAAGGATTAACACCACCACCAAATGCAGCGTTAATATCCGCTTGAACGCCAGCTAAAATGTCTAATTCAGCAGGTAAAACTGGACTACCATTAACCCATGTAATTTGAGGAACATTAGTTGTCATAATTAGCCTTATCCAAACGCAACATTGTTAGTTACGCCATCGGTGTCAATAATTTGTATTTGACCGCTTAAAACACGGTTTGTGAAAGATGTAAATGTTACTTTTGTTTCAGCTACATTAGGAATAGTAAATGCAGCTTTTGTTATTTGTTGGTCAACATATTGTAAAGGAGGAAATTGACCTAAAATATTTTGCCAATAAGGAATACCTAAAAAATTGTCATACCAACACTCACCTATAAATGTTCTAATAGCAGAAGCAACATCTTGAGCAATTGAATAAGGCGCACTAGCAAGAGCAATATTTCCGTTTACATCAAGCACCAAATCCCAAGCTGCTTGGTCTAACAGTAAACTATTTTGAATTATTGTCATATATCACCTTACATTGAATTGCTTGGGGTTCCAGTATTTCCGCCTTGTGGGTCAGAATGAGTATGGCTATTGTATAGACTACGCATTTGAGCCATCGAATGAGTATTTGTATTAAAATTGTCTATAATGTCACCACTTACCTTTAAAATTGGTGTGTTCATTGTAACATTAGTTGACGCATTTACGACTGCCGTTGAAGCATTTACCGTAACATTATTTGGCGATGTAATAGTAATTCCGCTTGAATTAAATTGCACATATTGTGTAGGAGCTGCGCCAATAATAGTCATTAAATAAACCATATCAGACATATCATTTTTACGATTAGAACCTGGAGCAGAAACTTTTTTTGCGCTTTTTACTGTTGAAATATCTCTATCACAAACAGTTGCAATTCCAATATCACCAACAACAGGGTCTAAAATAATCCCATTGGAACCACCTTGTATTCTCATATAAGGCACGTTATAAATAATTCCATGCGCCCAAACCTGACCTGAGCCATCAACAGCACTTACCATAGGCTGCACAGAAACAGTACCAATAGGCGAAACTCCGCCTGAGTTAGTGACTGACATTACTTTAACAGGAATTGCAGTTCTAAGACCTGACAATGCGCTTCTGATAATAAAATTCATTCTTCCTACATCAGAGGCATTATCCGCAGGAACGTGATTGCTGAGTACGCTAGTTGATTGGGACATATACAGAAGGACTCAATTGTGTAGTTGTAAACCAAGGACCATCAGGAGTCAAAG